CTCGTGGACTCCATTCAGAACGGGTCCTCTCGTGGATCTCCTTCGTCCGTTTGTTCCTTGTGTCGATAATCTGTGAGATGGAGTATTTCACCCATTTCCCCTTCACTCGGTAACGGTGAATCGATGGATAAAATTGGATTCCCTTCACTGGACTCCAGAACGTCTTCTCTTTCATAAGTAGCAATAGCAAACGGGGATGAACAAGTGCGCAGGTCGATATCCCAACGCAGGTTTTTAAATTGAATTTTTGGATTGCCTGTTTTAGCAATCGTGATCGCGTGTGGATTTGATGCGTCATGAACGATCCAACCTTTCTGCCATTCGGCTCCAACTTTCCTTTCTACGGGTGTTCCATAGTCAGGGGTGATAAACCCCCCTCCCTGAGATTCCTGTTTATAAGATGATAAAGGTGATAAACCCTTTAATTCGTGCGTGCGCGAGGGTAAATCACCCTTAGTGACGTTTATCACGGGGTCTGGGGGGAGGCTACCTATTGGTCGAAATAAACCAGCTGGTCTTCCTCCATCCAAGGTCGCTGGTGTTTCTCCGCAGCGATAAATCAAACCTTTCTTTGTTAATTGAGCAATGCATCGATGAGCCTTATTCCGTTCAATGTGAAACCTATTCATTAGTTCAGTAGCAGTTACTGGAAATTCACCAACCTCCCATCGTTCTTTTATGAAATCAAAAATATCTGCTTGTCTTCCTTGTAGATCTAATTCTGCCTCTGCTCGCGCTTCCTGGGCCATTGCTTCTGCTCCTTCTCCATGTGTAATCCATCCGTTATCTAATAGTTCAGTAACCATTGTTGTTCCTTTTGCTCTTCCTTGCGTTTTGAGAACCACTCGAAAATCACTCTGAGTTTGTCCTTCTGCTGGTTGCTTCAACCAATTCATCAAGATCGTTAAGCTTGCGCAGGCCGGAAGAGCATTACTTCCTCTTGATGCGTTCGTAGCGTTTCCACCAGCTACACTTTTATTCGTATGGTGAATCATGACCAAGGTGGCTTGATATGGGGCCAGAGCAGATGCAAGCGCTCTCGCTGGTCCATCAAATGCACTTGTTGCTTCGTCAATCCCTAGAGGGCTTACACACGCGTGATAGCTATCTAGTAAAAAGAATGCTCCTGGGTTTTGAGAAGCAAGCGTTTCTAATTCAGCGATACCTTTATCGTTTAGGTGTAGAGGTGCTCCTGTATGCCATAGGCATTCGATTGGTCCCGCTAGTTCTCCATTATTTTTTGTTAGCCCTTCCCTTTTTAAAATGGTGAACCAATCGTTCTCTGGCTGATCGGTTCC